ATACTGTATCAAATTTAGCTGCTATTTATAGAGGTAAAGTAGGTGAAAGTATTCCTCAATCAGTAGAACATGCAATAGAAGCTTTAGCTTTAGAAACTTTTTTAACGAAAGACGATAATAACAATTTAGTCTTTAGAGTTCCTAAAACTGGATTTGATTTTTCAAATATATCTGAAAAAGAAGCTTTAAAATTACAAGGACCTAAGTTATATACTGCTGCTTTAAATGGTATAAGAAAACAAAAAAACGAATTAGCTTTAACTGCTGTTAATTCTTATGAGAAATCTAGATATGAAAAATTAAGAGACTTAGAATTAAAATTTGCTGACACAAAAGATGAAAATATTCTTGAAGAAATAATAAGTCTTGAAAATGAAAGTTATGAAGATAGACTTATAAAAACTGTTAAACATATAATCTCACCTGATAAAGAATATGTTGGTACTAAAGTTAAAAATCCAAATGGAGGAGAGCCTTTTACTCTTGGATTCTTAAATCAAGAACAAGCTCAATCTTTTTTGAATGATGCTGAAGAAAAATTAGAAATGCAGTTGCCTGATATTCAAAAAATAGTAAATGAATTACCTACTGCACAAGAACAAAGCGATGCATTTACAAATACTATAGAAGAAGATGAAGGAGGTTTCCTTGATTCAATAGCATCTTTTTTCAAATCAGAACCAGAAGATAGAATACAAAATGAAATAGATAAAGTACAAGAAGATATTAGAATGTATCAAGAAGGAAGTGTTACTCGTAACAGATTAGAAAAACAATTAGAAGAACTTTTATCACAAAAAAGTTTATTAGATAGGAATGAATAAAAACGAATATCAAAATTATTTTAATGATGCTTTAAGCAACTTAGATAAATTTAATAAATCTCAACTTCCTGAAAAACCTATCAGCTCTAAGTTAGGTAAAAAATATAGTATGACTCAGCTTCAGTCTGACCCTGAGTTTAATAAAAGAGCTAATCGTTTTTTAACTACTATTGGAGAAGATGATAATATAATAGAATATTTAAGAGATTCTGATTACAGTTTAAGTTCAGCTATGCAAAGAGCTTCTGAAATAGGAAACTGGAGTGACCAAACAAAACAAGATTATATTTATTTAAGGGAAAAATACTCTAAAGCTAATTTAAAAGGTGCTAAAGAATGGGCAGGATTTATGAAAGATTTTGCTATTGATGCAGTTGCTGACCCTTTTAATGTAGTTACCGCCTTATTTGCTATACCTTCTATGGGAACTTCTATAGCTGCAAGAACTGCTGCAGGAGAGTTAGTTAAGCAAGGACTAAAAAAATATAGCACTTCACAATTAACTAAGGTAGGTTTAGAAGCTGCTAAAAGACCTGCTATATACGGAGCAGCAGAGGGTGCAGGTTGGAATGGAGCACACGAATATTTTTTACAAGACCAAGATGTTCAATTAAATTTACAACCTGATAGTAAAGATTGGGGTAAAATTGCTAAATCAATAGGATTAGGAGGAACTATAGGTTTAGGTTTAGGTACAGGATTAGGTAGCTTTAATGGGTTTAGGTACTTAAATAAAATGCAAAAATATGCTAATGAAGATGAAATTCGTAAAGCTGTTAAAAATAAATCAGTAGACGATATAGTTAGTGATTTTGAAGTACATAGAGCTTTTGAAGTTAAAAATCCTACAGCAACTTCTAAAATAAAAGAAAAATTTATTGACAAACCAGTAGGATATTTATTTGGTAAATCAACTACTGAGTTTATTGAAAAAGCCAAATCATCTGAAACTTTAACTAAATTAATGCAACTTTTTAGATATGATTTTGGAGAGTCTATGTTTGGTGGAGATACTGCCAAAGTCCTTACGCAAAGTTATGGTGAAGCTAAGGGTAGAAGAATAGGTTTTTATTTAGCTAGATTAGATAGAACTCTCAATAAACTTTATAGGCGAGGCTGGTCTGGAAAAATTGACGAGAAGGACAATACTGCATTACTTACAGCTATTCATAATCCAAGAAAGAAAAAATTTCAAGACTTTGAAACAGGAGAAATATTCGATATACCTGATAGAGTTAAACAAGCTGCTAAAGAAATAAATGAGCTAAATAAGACTATGTTTAAAGAAGGTTTAGATGTAGGTCTTTTTGAGGAAGTTCAACAAATAAAAAATTATTTTCCTAGAATGTTTAACTTTACAAAGATTGAAAATAGAAGAGCTGATTTTGAAAAGCTATTAATAGATAGCGGTCATGCTAATCCAGTAAATAAAGTTCAGAAAAGTAAAACTGTAGAAACAGCAGAAGGTGTTGGTGTAGTAGAAGGCATAGAAGAAAATTTAATTTATACAGACGAACAACTTTTTGGTGGTAGAAACTTTTTTAAAGAAGCTAATGGTAATTTACAAAAAGCTAAAGAATTAAAAGCAAAAGCTATTGTAGATGATATGTTAAATAATAAACATAAACCTTTAGAAGTAAGAATTGATGGTGGTCGAGGTGGCGGTCAGACTTATTTACAAAATAGAGTATTTACTAATATAGAAGATAAAGACTTAGTAGACTTTATAGAAACAGATGTAGAACATGTTTTAAGAAATTATTACACTAGTGCTGCACAGACAGTAACTAGAACTCAATTTTTTGGTAGAACAGTAGAAGATTTTTATAATAAATTTTTAAAAAATGATAAAAATAATACTGGGATTTATTATGAATTAAAAGATGCAGGATTAAGTGACAACGATATTAATACTGGTCTTAGAAATATTGAAAAGTTACATGCTAAAGTAACTGGGCTTGATTATAATTCAATGCAATTTCAAAGTAAACTTGGTCAATTTGCATCAAACTGGGGTAGACTTTTTCAACAAATGGCTCACTTACCTTTAGCTACTATTTCTAGTATTTCAGAGCCTATAATTTTATTACAAAGAGCAGGACTAACAGATGCTCCACAAGCTGCTAGAGATATGGCTTCTGCACTTGGTAAAAATTTTATAAGAGAAATAGATAGAGGTTTTAAATTTATACAAAGAATAACTCCAGAAGAATTAAGTATTCAAGGAATAAAAAAAGGTCGTAAAGTAAAAAATAATATAAAAGATTTAGATGATGACGAGTGGTTTGAAATATATGAAACTGGATTAGCTTTAGAACAAGCGGTCATGGATAGACTTGAAGGTTTGACTGGAGATGCAATAACATCTAAAAATGCACAAAAATTTCAAAACGCTTTCTTTAAAATGAACTTACTGGACCAATGGACTAGAACTGTACAATTAGCTTCATTTACAAGTGGTAAAAGAGCAATAACTAGGAACTCTCAAAAATTATTTGAACACTATAACGGTATAAAAGAATTAATTCCCTCTAAAGTAAAATATTTAGAAGGACAACTAAAAGAACTAGGTATAGACCCTGAAAAAGCTACAACTTGGTATGCTAATTCTTTAGATGATAATTTTCAGTTTGATATAAACAAAGCTAGTCAAAAGGTTTTTAATAATAAAGATAATACTAGTCAAGCTAACTTTTATAAAGAATCTATTTTAGGTGGAGCTAATAGATTTACTAAGGAGGTTATTTTAAATCCAAGTACTGCAGAAGCTAACAGACCTCTTTGGTTTAGTTCACCTACAGGACAACTGCTTATGCAATTTGCTGGTTATCCTACTGTATTTACAAATACTGTTTTAAAAAGATTTGTTAAAGATTCAGGAATTATAGATGCTGTAAAGGGCTCTGCTGGTAGAGCTGCTATAGTTGCTCCAAGAACTTTTGGAGCTGCTATGACAATGACAGCCGTTGCTGTTTTAGGTGATTATATTAGAAGTAAAGGTAAAAGCATAGATGGAGAAAGTTTAGAATTATCAGAATTAGTAAAATCTAAAAAGTTACCTAATGAAGTTGAAAAACAAGCTAAATTATTTTTTCAAAATATAAAAAATAAAGAAGGATTTTTTAATACGTTAGAAGATAGTGAGATTATATTTAATGCTATTAGAAGATGGGGCGGTTTTGGACCATTTGATTACGGTGCTAGATTTGCTAAAGAATTAGAATTTAATGACAATTTATTAGTAGGATTTCCTAAATCTTTTTTAGGACCTTTTCCTCAAGATGTAATTGATGAAATTAGATTTGGTAGTGGTCTTGCTGGATTTGCAGGTAGAAATTTGCCCGGCTCGGCTGCTTATGATTTAATATTTGGTGAAGGTACAACTAAAGATATTAAAAAAGGAGCAAGAAAACTTGATGAAGCATTTTTTGATTTGTTTGTCGATAGAAATAGACTAGAATACAAAACTGGAGGAGAAGTAGAAGTGCCTCAAGCTCCAGATGAGCCAGACGAAAGAATAGATAAACTAACTGGTCTTCCATACAATCAACAAGCGGGAACAGCTTTCCAAGATGCAGAAGAACGACTAAGTTTTGCTGAAGGAAAAGAAGTAGATAATTCTTTAAGACTAGACGGAACTAAAAAATCTCAGATAGGACATAAAGGTAGAATTAAAAATAATGTTAGTGGAAAAATAATGACAGAGCTTTCTGCTGGTAAGCCAGATACTGAAGAAGGTTTTTATCCACTACTAAATCCATACACTACAGATAAACAAATAGAGTTTATAAAAAACTTTGATTTTGAAAAAAACAATATATTTGAAACTAAAATTGGTAAACAAATGAATAGGAATGCTAAAAAGCATTACAGAGAAAGTTTAGAAAAAGGTGAAAGCCCATTTGTAAATGATGACTTTGTTCACGGAGAATATGATGAAACTAATAATAATACTAGGACTCCTCTTAATAGCGGGGGAGGTAAACTTAAAAAAAAAGTACCTGAAGAATTACTTGAACTAAATGATAATAGACCTTTTGCTCAAAAAGTTTTAAATTCTATAAAATTAAACGAAGGTGAAGATATAAATAACTTTATAAATTTTATGGAATCAACTAAAAATGTAGAATCTGATAATAATTACGAAGCAATTCAATTTGGAACTCCTATTGCTAGAGGAGCTTATCAATATGAAACTAATTTTAAATTTAAAGACAATAAAGGAAATACAAAAAGAGGAAGTAATGCTGCCTTTAATGCAGTAAATAGATTAGTTAGAATGTTTGAAGGGAAAAAACCTGAATATGTATCTTCTATTATAGTTAATGAAAGAGATATAAAAAATATATTTCAAAGAGCTAGAGAGCTTCAAGAGCTTGGTAAAAAAGACGGTTTAATAGATTTATCAAAAGAGTCTCCAGAATTTCAAGATGCTCTTTTTGTAGCTGATAAGATATTTCATCCTAATTTAAAAGTAAAAGATTTATTATCAGGTAAATTATCTGTAGAAGATGCTTGGTTAAATTTTCATTGGGCAGGAAATAAAAACGAAAAAGAAACTAAAAGAAAACTTTTTAGAAAAAAAAATTAAATGATACTCTACAGAGAAAAAGATTTAGATGAAGCTTACAAGATAGATTGTAAAGCTCGTTCTCGTAATGACATGCCTTGGATAAGCCGAGAAGATTTTAGAAAGATATACGAAGACTTAATGGACTTGTATATGCTACAACTAAGTCCTCAACAGCTCTTAGAAGCTAAAGAGCTTCCTGAAATATTACAAGACTCATTAAAAGGAATACTAGATAAAAGCTTACACTTTGAGCCAGAGCCTGAGAAATAATTATGGGCTTTCCTTTTGAAATAATTACTATGCTTGGTTCTACTGTACTTAGTGGAGTCATGAGTATCTGGGCTGAAAGCAGAAAGGCAAAAGCAGAAGAACAAAAGCTACTTATCTCTAGAGGTGAGTTTGAAATGAAAGCCGTAGCTGCTGCTCGTAATGTAGAGAATGTAGGCTTTCAATGGACTAGAAGAATTATCGCACTAACTGCTATCTTTGCAATCGTAGTACTGCCAAAATTAGTTGCAGTCTTTGCTCCAGATATTTCAGTGACAGTTGGTTATACACAATTCAAACCCGGATTTTTATTCTTTACACAAGATGTAGAGATATTTAAATGGATAACATTTGAGGGCTTAGTAATAACTCAATTAGATACAAACTTAGTATCGGCTATTATCGGTATGTATTTTGGTGGTAGCTTAGTAAAGCGATGAAAGGATTAGACTATATAGGCATAATAGAAACAGTAGGAATACCCATGGTAGGTGCTATCGGTATGGGGTATTTAGTATGGCTAGTAGTAAAGTTTTTGATGGCTGATATTCATAAAAAATTAGATACTCAGCATCAAATGATTGTTGCCTTGATAGATAGAATCAGGCAAATGGATAATGATATGATTCGGATTGATGCCATGTGTAGAGCTGCAATGGGTCTAGACCCTGATGTCAGCCGAATAGCCAGAGCAGACGGTCAAAAAGACCAACGCAAAGACTAACTCATAAAAACTTTATCAGGTGCTGAATAGCTTGTCTATTCGGTAGAATTAACTATTTTTCACAGGAGGTAAAAGAGTGAGAACAGACGAAACTGTATGCGTATTATGCATAATGTTTTGGGTTGCTTGTGGTATGTTTTATGCTACTGTAACTTTTTAATCCGTATTTTGAACACGGGCATTTAAATAAGATTCAATATAACTATGTATTTCATCAAGTTTAACTGTAGCTTCTCTTATGATAACCCGAAGATTTTCATAGTCTTGTCGGGATAGATATTTTTTAAGTTTCGCTATATCAACTTTGGTTCTTTCAGTGACAAGGTTTCCGCTTTTGTCATACAGTAATCTATAAGCTAAAAGTTGTGCTTCATTTCGTTTCGTTTTCATTGTTAAATCCTGCAAAGGTTAATTGTCCATAATCACCTCTGAGTCCAGCTTTCTGATATGAAGTAGCTCTACCTTCAAAAAAGTTTTGATGTTCAACTCCCAACACATCGTCTAACCATGTCAGAGGATTATCTTTCTGATTAAAGTTAGGTTTAAGTCCTAACTGTAATAATCTCCTATCGGCAATGTATTTGTTGTACGCATACATTTCCTCTTTGGTTAGCCCTTCTATATCTCCCATCTCAAATACTAAGTCAAGAAACTTTTCTTCAAGTTTTACCATTTCTCTACATATCTGATAGATTTCTTTTTTAAAGTCGTCTGTCCAGATGTCTAGATTTTCTTTGATAAATTCTCTAAATAATTTAGTCATGGCTTCTACATGTAAACTTTCATCTTTGATAGAGTATGCCACAATCTGACACATACCTTTCATCTTACCAAATCTTTGAAAGTTCATTAGTATAGCGAAGCTACTGAATAGCTGTAAGCCTTCCGTAAAGGCTGAATAAACGGCTAAAGCTTTGGCGATAGTCTTTTTATCAGACTTAATAGCTTTGAGGTCTGTAATGTACGCATGTTTGTCAGACATTTCTTCGTATTCAGCAAAAGCTTTGTACTCTATCTCAGGCATTCCAACAGTATCTAATAGTAAACTATAGGCATGTTGATGAATTGCTTCCATGTTGCCAAAGGACAGCATCATCATTCTAGCTTCTGGAAGTTTGAAAAGTTGCATATACTTTTCTACATAACCCGAAGCAACATCTACATCTGACTGAGTAAACAATCTAAATATCTGAACTAAAAGATTCTTTTCTGAATCAGTTAATCTTTCATTCCAATCTTTTACATCAGTATGTAGTGGCACTGACATAGGATGCCAATGCATTCTGTTTTGTAAATCGTAATACTCAAACATCCAACTATAGTCAAATGGTTTGTAGTAATCTCTAGTTTTTAATAGGCTCATTATTTTCCTCCTTTGGTAAATAAACCATAACAAGTGTTTTACAATTAGGGCAACTTAAATTAGTTTCAATAATGTAATCTTCGTTTTCCTCTTCTATATCGTGGTCTCCACCCCAAATTAATTCTGTATTACAGTGCCAACACTTCATATTATCCCTCACAAGCAATACATTCCACATCATCTAATTTAATTCGTGGAACTTTAATGTTAACATTCTCTGCAGCTTTAGCAGCATCAGACCTAAAATAATAAAGTGATTTTAATTTATTCGCACCGTACCAATGAACATCACTAACATACTGTAAGTATTCATTATGTTGTTCTTGGTCCTGAGTTGAGTCAGGTAAGATAAAAAATAAATTAACACTTTGACTTTGACATATAAACTCTTGTCGCTTATATGCATGTTCGACAACCCAGATTTGATTTATCTCATCTGCGGTTTTAAATACTTCTTTTTCTTCTTTTGTAAATAACTTTAACTCTTGTATTGACCCACGATTATCACTAATATCTTGCCAAACTTTCTTACGCTTTTTAGGGTCAGTTACTTTTTTGTTGATGAGTTTTTCGAGGTTTTTGTTTTTGACTTTATAGCTTCCAGATAGCGTTTTGTGAGTGAAGACGTTAGCCCTGATGGGTTCGATGGATGGAGAAGTTCCCCCACAAATAATACTGGAACTAGCATTAGGTGCAACAGCAAGGAGATGACAATTCCTAAGACCAGAATTAGAAATATCAGGAGCTTCCCCCCGTAGTACAGCAAGTCTTCGAGATGCACTGACAGCAGCTCCCTTGATGAACTTAAATAATTTATAGTTGATTCCAGTCGAGAAGATTCCCTCAAAGGAAATGTTTTGATTTTGTAAATAAGAATGAAAACCCATTGCTCCAAGACCAATAGACCTTTCACGGTAGGCTGAATAAGCAGCTTTTGTAAAACCTTCTTTGCCTTCTTTAATATGTTTTTTAAATCTCTCATAGTTTGCATTATAACCTCCAAGTGAATTTAAATCGACTGCATTTTCAATAAAGTGTTCTAGCACATTGTCAAGCATAGTGACTAAATCATCAATAAATTTTTCTTCTTTAGACCATTCATCAAAGTGTTCAAGGTTAACACTTGACAAACAACAGACTGCAGTTCTTTCGTCATTAGTAGGTAAAGTTATTTCTGAACATAAGTTGCTTTGTTTTACCTCTAAACCTAAATCTTTTTGTCCTTGTGGTAAAGCATCATTACAATTATCTATATTGACAATGTAAGGCTCTCCAGTTTCTGCTCTAGCATCTAATAGTTTAGACCAGAGTTCTCTAGCTTTTATAATCTTAACAGCTTCATTTGTTTTCGGGTCAATCAATCGCCAATCATCGTCTTCTTCTACAGCTTTTAAGAACGCATTAGTTATGTTGACTCCGTTGTGTAAGTTCAAACATTTTCTATTTACATCACCACCAGATTCTTTTCTCATAACCATGAACTCTTCAATCTCTGGATGCGATATATCCATGTAAGCAGCATAGCTGCCTCGTCTAGTCACTCCTTGATTAAAAGCTAACATCTGCGAGTCCACTACTTTCATAAATGGTATTGAGCCGGTAGACTTACTACCATTACTTGTAGGTATACCGTCACTTCTAACATCGCCCCAATAACCTCCAATACCACCACCAGAACTAGCTAACCAAATGTTTTCATCATAGTGGCTAGATAAACCTTCACGATTATCAGGAACATAATTAAGAAAACAACTGATAGGTAATCCTCTAGTTGTACCACCATTAGAAAGAATAGGAGTAGAAAACATAAACCAAAGATTAGAAACATAATTATAAATTCTTTGAGCCATGTCAAAGTCGGTTTCTTCTTTAAATGTAGAAACAAATACTGAAGCTCTAGCAAAAGCTTCTTGCGGTGAGGTTTCACTTTGCCATAAGTATCTATCTTGAAGAGTATCTAAACTAAACTTGTCTAGTTTTTTATCTCTGTCATAGTTTATAATTATTCCTAAATAAGGATGTTCACCCTTTTTTTCCATTCTTTTCCTCCAATCTTAAAATGTAAATTGCTATCATTGTATAGTGTATAATCTTTAGTAAGTCATCAATATTCTTACCATCTTTTTTACCAAACCTCATGGCATACTTCATGATGTTGCCCATAGCAAACCCTTCGCCATAACCTGCATCAAGTATCATGTCAGTAGCTTGATATTTTCCATGTGAATAGTGCTTGTCATAAGTACCATCAACATAATGTTCTATCATTTTTAAAATAACTTGTTCATCAAATTTATAATTCATTGTCTTTCCATTCATCAGGTAAATTACCTTCATAAAACCAACGGAAGTCATTAGACTCTGCCCATTCAGCATGAGTTCTTTTAGTTCCGTCTCTTCTTTTTTTAGCTTGAGGCATCGGAGCATAAGGTTTTTGAAAAAAGAAAACCAGTTCTACATTGTCAGGTAAAGCATCACGAATATGAATATATTTACTGTACTCTGCATAATCCCAAAATCTGCCCTTAGCTTCAATTAAGATAACCTTTTCGTCATCAAACACTCTGACAAAATCAGGTTCGTATTTCTTAGGAATATTATAACTAACTGTATCGTAATGATGCAGCCATTTATTAAATAATCTTTGATGTATTTCGTATTCCCAATGACTATCGTAGCCTCTAGGAATACCTGCCTCTTTCTTAGGTCTTGGTTTTCTTGGTTTTCTTCTTGCCATTTTTCTTTACAGTAGAGTCATAGTTCTTAGCAAGTTTCCAATACTCTAAAATATTATTAAACATTCCTAAGTGTTTAGTGTGCGATTCTTTATCCCAAACATGATACAGAATAATTTCAGTATCTTTTCTGTCTACAAAAATAGATACTCGTTCTGCTTTTTTAAAGCCACAACCCTGAGCATAAGCTGAAAGTTGCATACCATGTTCATCATAAACTAATTTAGCAGGGTCTTTACCTTCTAAATTATCTTTCGTTTTAAAGTCAATAAATATTCCTGATTTAGAATACAAATCAACTTTACCACCATAGCCTTGTGTAGCACAAAAAGAATCTTCTGCTACCCAATCTTCATTAGGAAAAGTTTCATCTAACCATTTTTTAATAATTTTATATGGCTTAGTTTTTTCTTTACCTAAGAAACCTCTTTCAATCATGCCATGTATTTTAGTGCCTTGTTCTGCAGCTTCAATACTAATCTTTTTAGAGTCGTGTTTACACCTAGAAGAAAACTCATCAAGCGATTCGTTCTCATATCTTTCTAAAGATAGTGCTGAGTTTAGAGCCTGATTTATTTTCCAGTTCTCTAAAGAGGGTTTAGCTATCATACCAATAATTGTTGTGACAGAAGGTACTAAACCTAATGTTTTAGCATCTCTTAATGTGGTATTTCTTTCCCTACCATTAGCACCAATAATAGTGTACATCGGCTCTCCTTCTTGAGTGTACCAATGACCTGATTCAGACGTGAACTTATTATAGTTGTCTGGTTTGATTAAGTCAAACTCTTCTTCGTTTTTATTACTTTTTGGTATCATTATCTAACTCCTTAAATGCTTTTATGACATCTGTTGAAAATAATTTAGGTAGATTAACTAAGAACATTCTACTAGCATTGTGGTCGCCACCGCTTACAGTTTTAAAAGTATCTAATTTATCTACAATCTTTTTGAGTACATCAGTTTTAAAAACTAAGGTACAGTATTCTTCTTCTCCAATACAAAGGTTATGAAACCAATAATCTGATTCAGTAGCACGAATACCAGAAGGTTTACCCCACGATTCATACTCAATACAAATGTTATTCGTACCTACCCATATATCTCTTTCTGATTTAACCTCAATCTTTTTGTTGGTTAACATCTCTGCTATTCTATCTTCTCTGATAGAGCCATATTGTAAATCAAGGTCAAACTTTTTTCTATCTTTCTTAGTGGGTTTCACTCCAGTTCCCTCCTAGCTTGTACTCACCAGTCAAAGCACATCTCATGCCTAACTGCTTTCCTGCTTCTTCAATACATTCAACACCCATAAGACCAGTAAATTCTGCTATGTCTTCTTTAACTTGCATCTGCCATTCATCGTGAATGTTAGCAACAAACTTAGCATCAAGTGTATTTAATTTTATTTTATTATCAAAGATACACATAGCTTTTTTCATAGCTATCGCACCTCCACCCTGTAGTAAAGTATTTAAAGCAGCATGTTCATGTCTGACATAAATCTTTCTACCATCTAAACCTTTTAAGAATCCTCTTCTCGAAGCTTCTCGAACTCTGTTCGTAAGAGTTTCAAGTGATGGCAAGTTGGTAAGAAAACGCTTTCTAAGTCGCTTACCATCTTCTCTTTTTCCTCCAACCACTGTTCCAAGCTTTTCATCTCCAGCTCCGTAGATAAGTGCATAGATGAAAGTTTTTGCTTTATCTCTAGATTCAAGTCCTGCAAGTTCTTGATTTGTTTTGTGTATATCACCATTAATAACCTCGTTAATATATTCTTCGTCATTCATGTAGTGGGCTAACATTCTAAGTTCTAAGCCACTAGCATCAATACCTAATAATTTATAACCTTCGGGCACAATCCAACAAGAACGACAGTCTTCTCCATACGGACTAT